AGTGCGGACGAAGAGTTCGCTGATCTTCTCCGGCAGATATACTTTCTTCTTGCATGTGAAGAGAGCATATTCATTTGCTGGGAAGTAGTCATCCGGCATTTCAATGATTGTCCAGTTCATGCACTTACCAACGAAGCCCTTGGACAGTACCTTTTCACCGAGCTTATCAACGGAAATGAAGTCCGGATTTCTGAGAAGCAGAGCGTATGTGCTGGACGGCACATAAGCAATGCAGTCTTCGTTCATCGGAATCTTGTCATTGACAAACTGTGTGCGTGCCTTGATGAACAGATCAACAACAGTGTCCTTGTCCGGTGCTGTAACACCATCAAGAGCGACAGCAGCTGTGGACCAGTTTGTAATAGCCAGTTTATCCCAGAAAGGAACAACCTGTTCAGCAATCTGCTGTTTGATGATTGCGCCAACATTCTTCAGATACAGAGCATCCTTCGCATTGCCACGGTCAATAGTCATAGAGAATGACTTGTCCTTTGTCAGTGTGATCGGTTCCTGATCGTTTTCAAGTTCCTGCGGATCACCATATCTCCAAACACCAGTGCGCTTGTAATCATGCAACGGCTGAGTTACAGCGGATGTCAGTACGATTGTACGTGTGCCATCCCAGTCGTAATCGGACGCAGTATGAGGTTTAACGAAAGAGTTCTTTGTAAATGTGTCTTCCAACTGTGCGTTGTACTTAGTAGCGAGATTTACTCCCTGTGCCATGTTAATTTCTCCTTTTCTTAACCGAGAAGTCCTTCAAGGAACGGATCGCTTGCAGCCGAACCGTTATTATCGGAGACCTTGCCCACAGCGTTTGCTTTATTACGCTCATTGGTGGTCTTGTTAGTCAGTCGGGTCTTCAATTCACGGTTCTCATGCAGTAACCAGGCATTCATCAGCGGTACGCCCTGATTCAGGTCATCTACTACATCAGTAGGTAACTTCTGAATGTCTACATCAGGGAACCTCTGCTGAAACTCCTGTACTTCATGGATAATCTGCTCGTTTCTTTGAAGTTCTTCATTTTGGGCTTTTTGAGCGGCAGCCCTTTCTTGTTCCGCTTTCTGATTGCGAAGTCTTTCCTGTGCGAACTGTAACGCTACGTTATCGTCCACATTCGGATTCTCCGCTTTGAATTTCTGTGCAATCTGCTGAGTTAAGCTCCTTTCGGAAAATTCATTCAGCCTATCGACATACTCTTCAAGTGACAGTCCATTCGCATTTGCCTGAGCCTCCAGTTTTGACCGAATGGGGTCAGCCTTCAGTGCTTCAAGCTGTTCATGGATCTTGTCATAATTCATGCCTTTCTGAGCAAGCGTGACCGCCTGTTCTCTGGATAAAGACATGTCTTGTCCGTTGTACCTGATGCCTAAACTGAAATCATCCTGTACTTCGGCTGTGTCCGGTGCCTCACTCTCGGAAGCGGTGGACTCTTCAGCAGTTTCTTCAACTGCCTCTGTTGATTCATCCGCAAAATCGGATTCATCAAATGTGAACTCTTCAGACTGGTTTGTCGTTTCGTTCATCTTCTTCTCCCTGCGCTATGGTTGGCGCTTTATCTGAACTCATAAGAGTTTCAGGCATTCCTACGGTCGTGCCACAATGAGGGCACGCAAAATAAAAGACGTTGTTTCCAGCGTCTACTCTGTCCATAATGTTTCTACACTTCGGGCACTTCATTGGTACATCTCCTTGGACTGTGCATAGACCTGTTCAAGCTCTCCGTTCGTATCAAGCGGAGACTCCAAGCCACGGTCATCTGTACCATCCTGCATACCGGCAGTCACGTTAGGATCCCAAGTAGATTCTGGGTTCTGCGCTTGTGCCTGCATCTGCATCATCTGCTGTTGCTGTTCCATCTGCTGTTTGATTTCGTCAATAATCTGACGCTTGTTGCGGATGAACTTGTCCGGAATACCTTCAAGGTAAGTAACCGGATTCGTGATAACTCCACGGTCAAACAGTGCATCCATGGTCTGTACCTGTGTTGTCTCTGACCAGTAAGAGGAAGCACCTATTTCAACATTCAAGTCATAATTCAGATTCTTCAATTCCGAGAAGTCAATCATGGTAGTGGTCTGCCATACTGTCTTGCCCATTGCGTTTGTGGACTCGGTATCGATAAGACCAAGTGTTTCAGCCTGTGACGGTGTGATTCTTACTTCACGGATACCGTATGAACAAGCCATGATATCAATGATCGAGCGCACAATGTCTTCGTAGAACTGGTAGTAGTCCAGTCTCTGAATTTCTAACGGTACGCTTGATGCCTGCTGAACCGCAACGATAGCGGATGTGTTATTTGGATTTGCGATATTACCTAACGCCGCATCGGAAGCACCCATGAAATCTTTGGTGTATCCGATTGTCGAATCAACCAACTGCATGATCTGGTTGGAGAAGTCCGGTGCTTTTACCGCATCGAGCATCTTGCCCGCCATATCCATGTTTGGAAGGCTGATTGCTTTGGTAACATCATTGGTCAATGTGCTGAGCTTCGTCCGGTCATAGAAGATTTTCGGGAAGCCCATATTTGTCATGTATACCATGCACATTGCATAGATTTTGTTAATGAATATCTGGTTAGGAATAAGACCTGTGATTGGTGAACGCCCATGATAGGAGTTTTTAACCTTTTCCCAAGTCATATATGCAATCGGATAATCCGAATAGCCTAAGTCAGTTTCATCTTTTAACACGATATTCTGTGTGACTTTCATCATCTTGACGGTGAACCGGCGAGACACAATCTTTTCTCCGGTCAGCGGATCAGTACCCTTCTCCACTTCCACCGGTTCTTTCCAGAATTTAGTAATAACCGTAGTCAGATTATCGGACGCACCTTCATTGGAGATAGGCTGGAATGTGATATCAGAAGTAATATCTTCCCAGTTTTCAACGCCATAAGCCTGCGCCATATCCTTGACTTGATTGGTAAACAGTCGCTGAGCCACCAGGATATACGGCTGAGACTGAACATCACCGGAATACGGATTGCCAAAATAGATATTGGTATTGTCCACAATTTCCGGACTGATATCACCTTTTGCGTCCTGGTTGGTCTCGATATCCGGATCAAAACCGATGAACATAGCAGTATCACCGTCAACAGCGCAGTTTTTGATTGCCGAACGGCACAGTGTATTCATCTTGGTGCGTTCCAACACTGCCTCCACCTGCGCAGCCACGATATCCGCCTTAACCTTGGAAATCGGGTCCTCATGGAATGGACGGATATGGACACCAACATCATCTGAAACAATCATAGCCGTGAAGTAAGAAATGACTCGCTTCACGATATTGAACACTGGTTTGGTGAGATCCGGCGCATTTACGCCTTTCCACTGGTCACCAAGATAGAAGTCCTGATTCTGGGATACGGTCTCATACAGATCACGGCTCTGGTTGAACGTGATACCGTTCTGCAATTCGCTATTAATTGCCTGTGGTGTTTTCTGAATTTTCATTTCCACCTCCGAAACTCAAAACAGAAATGACCTGACGTACCATATCGGCTTCCTGTTTAGAAAGAGCGTTGCGCTCTACATATTTTTTGACCTTTGATTCACCGATAAAAAAACCGACACATAAGCCGGTAACCAGTGCAAAGATAATCGTAATCAACTCCATTCGGCACCTCCGTAATTGATGAAGTCCATGTAATCAGTAGACTCTTCTTCTTCCACTTCCGTAAACAGCGTCTGTCTGGACTGAGGCATGACATAATACCCGATTGCCGCAGCCATAACGCAGTCATCATGTGAACCAGGTGCAGCTTCCGGTCTGCCTTTATCGTTCTTCACAAACGACAGCATTTCTTTCAGCAGTTCAGCGTCCGTAATGATTTCCGGCTGTTCCTTAAATATCTCCGCAAAGTTATCAAGAATCAGCGGTCTGGTCAGAGAAGTAGTCTTAAAACCAAACTTTCTCTGAGTCCGCTTCATATACGTGTCAACCTGTTCACGGACATACAGATTGGGATACCCCATTTCCTGTAGTTTCATCACCGGATAAGTAGAAAAGTTGGTTTCCGGTGCAATCATAGCCATGTTGTAGTAATAACCTAAGAAGTATAGTTGGACTACAAACAGTCCTTCATCCGTCTGAGCCGAGTAATTAGCCACTATTCTTCCGGATGCCTTGTCAATAACGTAAGCTCTGAACCAGTCAGAACCGTCACCGGCAGTATCCGCAGACAGTGTATATACATGGTCACGGACCGGCTTTTCCCAAATCTTGACATATCCTTCTTCAGATTCGTAGAAATTGCCCATTTCCGTAAACATTCCACGGTAATGCGGGGCTTCCACCACATTCAGCCGTTCTCTTACCTTCTCCACATCGAAGAATGGAGTGCCGGACATGATGAACGCTTCTTCCGGTGTGCTTGGATACTCCTGTCTGAACTTATTGATATCGTTACCGCAGAGGTTACGGATCGCATACCTGCGCCACATCATCTGCTCATACGACAGCCCAAACCTTGTTTTGATCTCCTTTTCTTCCGGAGAAAGTGCCTCACCCTTATAGGGCATCCGGTATTCTTCCATTTCAAACCAAGGAACGAAAAGCGGGATATAATCATTCTCACCCGCTTCAGCCTGGTCCCACAATGACTTGAAATAGTTATATCCATTCGCCGTGCTTTCAATTACCAGCATTGAAAACCCAGTGTGCGGCAATGTCTGCAACAAACCAGTCAACTGATCCTGCACTGTCTGCCCATCCTGTTCAGGCCAGAATGCCAATTCCGACAAATGCATATAATTAATCGTTTGGGAACGACCAATACCGCCCTGTCCGGCAGTAGCTACTCTGACACCGGACTGCAAGCCCTTATTATTCATATCGGCTTTTGGATCCGGATTCTCAAATCTCAGTTCACGGGCATTACTGTATTTGACCATAGGTTTCAAACCCATAGGCAGATTATCGTAGTACCGTTTCGTCATGTTAAAGATATTGGATGTAGCCTCACTGTCATGGGCTACGATCAGCGCACGGCGGTAATAATTCGTCATTGTCAGTGCCGTCAGCACCGCTTCCGTAATCGTAGAAAACCCAATTTGTCGAGCCTTCAGAATAATGATTTTGAACGGTTTATCCTCGTCATAAGCCTGGGCGAAAAGCTCATAAAAACGGCGCTGTCCGCTATTCATCTTCAGCGGGATCAATTCGCCGTTCTTCGTCTGGATCTTCATGTAGGTCTGGATATAATCTCTATACGTTATGCCTACTTCACTTGGCACGCATCTTACCGCCTTTCAGTAAGTCTTCTACCCTGACCTTGGTCTCTGAGGTAATGTTCAAATCCGCAGTATCCGACCAGCCCATATTCTTTAACGCAAAGATAGCACCTGTACTGTTATTCGTACTCAGCCTTCTTTCGTACTGGTCAGACATACGTGCCCTCACATAGTCAGCACCGTCCTTATACGAAGTCTTCTTCCCAAGTTCCTTGAATTTTGTCGCACCAATGCCAAGATACAGATACAGAGATCCGAATGTCCACTCCTTCTGCGGTGTGACCTCGAAATACTCCCAAATCTTTTTCTCCCATTCCATCGGTCCGAGTTCAATGTTAAACTTCTTGCTCTTCTTCATAATCCCAAAATAACCACTATTTCAACAGCATGATGCTAAAAAAGGCAGGATTACCCTGCCAGCGAAAATATAGGAGAGAATCATATGATGCATTTTTAATATACAAACCCTAGCAACAGCACCATGCCAATTAAAAGCACAGCCGGAGGTCAGGTATGCAGAAACCCATAGACAGCTGTGCCAAAAGAAAGGATAGTGTGTCATCTACGATATGACACTTCTCAATATACAGCATCCATATCCAGATGCAACAACCTTAACCTTTTTAGTAACCTTAGAAACCTTAGTGTACTGACAAAACCCCGATACTTGTACTAACAACCCTTCCGGCGGAAAAAAGAAAAGAAAGAATTTTAGTGTGATTCTCCTATATACAGAAACATATATATAAGATATAACACATATTTCTATACACTCACCTTCCAAAGGGGACCCAATTCAAAAGGCAAAAAAGACATGGGGATGCTGAGGTACATCTATTCACGGACAAAGAAACCAAACAACAACATTAATATATAGGTTCCAAGGGCGGGGCGCAAAAAGACGCACGGGGCCCTGGTAGCTGCACTACTATAGGATAAATATACTTGTTTATATATAGGCTTATGTCTTGTAGGGTATATGCTGGTATATAAATACATCAATAAACATCAGTATTTTTCAATGGTCCTCTGTGCTTTCTTCCAATCTTCCACCAAATCGCCAACCAGATGCAGCAGGAGCACTTCTCCGGCAGTGGTCTTTTTTCCGGCAGCATGATCGAATGAGAATATAGTGTTTTTCTCTGTTGTTCTTTCCTGGTCTTGTCTGTTGTCCTGATCATTGCGGCGCTGGTCATGTCTTGTGCTGTTGATCGGCGGCACGTCGTGAAAATGCCGGTGTTTATTGGTTAATTGTTTATAGTCGTACTATATGATTTTTTATATATCCTATTAGGTGA